TGGTGGAGTAACTGGCTCTGCGTCTGGTGATTACTTTGCTAGAACATCTGGCGGCAAAATGATGTTTAGCACGAATGACGGTGTTACCGCTCATGCAACCATCGACAGCAGCGGTAACGTGGGTATCAATACGGCCTTACCGACCAACCTGTTACACTTGGCGGGGAATGGGGCCACACCGTTACTAAGGTTCTCTTCTGCCTCTTACCCTACGTTTTATTGGGATATTGGCCGTGAAAACCTTACAACTGGTGACTTCTTGTTTAATCGTGCGAACGGTGGTGCATCAGAAAACCTTATGCGCATCACCAGCAGCGGAAACGTGCTTGTGGGGACTGCTGTCGCTGGACAGCCAGACGAAAATGCGGCTGCTATTTTACCCGTAGATGGGTCTTTTCGCTCCCACCATGCAACAGGAACTGCTAGTGGCACTATCCATGCTTATTTTACTTATGGTGGATTGGGCATTGGCACTATTACACAAAACGGAACAACGGGTGTGTCTTACAACACCTCCTCCGACTACCGCCTAAAAGAGAATATCACACCAGTTCAAAACGCTGGTGATATCGTTAAAGCAATGCAACCTGTCACGTACACGTTCAAGTCTGATGGCTCTTGGCACGATGGTTTCCTTGCTCACGAACTTCAAGAGCTACACCCTCGTGCAGTTGTTGGCGAGAAGGATGCAATGAAGGACGAGGAGTATGAAGTTACTCCAGCAGTAGAAGCTACTTATGATGATGAAGGCGTAGAGTTAACACCTGCTGTCCCTGCTGTCATGGGTACTCGTAGTGTCCCTGACTATCAGGGTGTTGACTACTCTAAGCTCACACCAATCCTAACAGCAGCACTACAAGAAGCACTCAACAAGATTGATGCCCTTGAGGCTCGACTAACAGCACTGGAGGTAACACCATGAGTGGATACATTGGAACACAGCCAGTCCCACAAGCCACCCAAACGAGGCAGACATTTGTAGCTACAGCAGCACAGACTAGCTTTGCTACAGGTGGCTATCAGGCTGGCTATCTCGACGTCTTCCTCAACGGCGTCAAACTGCAAGACAACGTGGACTACACAGCGACCAACGGCTCAGACATCGTGCTGACTGTTGGTGCTGCTGCGGGTGATACTTTGGAGGTCGTGGCTTATACAGCTTTTGAGGTGTTGGATCAGACGTTCACTGGGACGACTACTACAGAGGGTCTGACAGTCACTGGTGCCTTTACTTCGCTAGGCATTGACGACAATGCTACAAGTACAGCTATGACACTGGACAGCAGCGGTAACGTGCTTGTGGGTAAGACTTCATCATCTTTTAGTGCGGTAGGTATTGAGTCACGTTCAGGTGGAACTTTGTGGGCCACAGCGGATGGTACAAATCCTGCATCTTTCAACCGTAAAACGTCTGATGGTGCTATTGCTTACTTCAGCAAAGACGGCGCACCTGTGGGGAGTATTGGAGTATTAGGTGCAAATGAGTTTTATATAGAGGGGCCTTCTAACTCATCTGGTATTGGGTTTCTTCCAGACCGTATTGTCCCTAGAAATTCGGGAGTTGGGTACGAGGATGCTACTCAGGACATAGGTCAATCTAATATCCGCTTCAAAGACCTCTATCTCTCAGGTGGTGTCTACCTCGGTGGAACTGGTGCAGCCAATAAGCTGGATGATTACGAGGAGGGGACTTGGACGCCTCGGCACTCAGACTACACTGCTTTAAGCGTGGTTGGTGTGGCCCGATATATTAAGATAGGGAAGTCAGTCACTGTAATGGCAGACGCTTACTTTACTAAAGCGTCTTCTGGTGTGTACGGCCTTCCTTTTACCAGTCAAAGCAACACTAACGTTTCATTCTATACGGGGTACTCATCTACAGCAAGTTTTGTGAACTATGGGCATATGAATGGGGGCGGCACAGCAATTACTGCTTGGTATAATACGTCAAACGGAGGTGTTTCTTTTGCGAATGGTGACAGATTTATGTTCGGCGGGACTTACACCGTAGCATAACCACCCCTGTTGGATCACAGGGTAGTCAGGTGGCAACAACGCCACGATAAACAAGTATACAGGAGCCTCACATGGCACTTACAGAACGCACTATCATCGACAAATACGAGATACAAGGCTACGAAGGTCGGTATTCGGTTACGTCTGATGGCAGGGTTTGGAGCCACCCCAAAGGCACAAACACAAAGAACGGTAGATGGTTGTCACTAGATAACTCAGGACGATACCCTGTCGTTAGCTTAGTGAAGGATGGGCAAAAGAAACGCCACCTTGTTCACCGCATTGTTGCTCAGGCCTATATAGTAAACCCTGACGGGCTACCTCAAGTCAACCATATCAATGGTGTCCGTGATGACAACCATGTTGAAAACCTTGAGTGGGTTACTGCAAGCGACAACCGTATCCATGCTTGGGAGACAGGGCTGCAAGAGGCCACGGAGTCTCACAGACTATCTGCAAAAAAGGCTGCTAAAGACCGTCGTTTGTTTGACGACCAGACTGTTGTTGATATCCGTTCCAAGTACGAAACGGGGAACACTTCGCAACGCAAACTGGCCGTAGAGTACAAAACTTCACAGGCTGTTATCCAGTACATCACCTCTCACAAACTTTACAAGGAAGTCGCATAATGGCCAATCTTACAGAACGTACCGTTATTGATAAATATGAAATTGTAGGACTCCACAAGCACATCCAATGTCGTCACGCCACAATCATCGAACGTGATGGCGTAGAGATCAGCCGTAGCTACCACCGCCACGTCATTGCACCCTCAGACGACGTGACAGGGGAGCCACAAGAGGTTCAAGCATTGGTAGCACTGATGCACACCCCAGAGGTCATTGCAGCGTATGAGGCCCATGTGTCAGAAGATCCTATGAAGCCTGTGAAGCCTATGAAGCCTATAAAGCCTGTGAAGCCAACGTGGCTGCGCAAGCGGAGGGTATCTAATGTCTAAAGCAAGAGGACTAGCCGATCTAGGCAACGTCTACAGCGATGGCGCTTTGAGTAATCGTAACTTGATTATCAACGGTGGGTTTGACGTGTGGCAGCGTGGAACCTCATTCTCGCCCAACCCAGTACGCTTCGGGGCAGATAGGTTTGCGGCGTATAATGCTGGGGCATCCGCTGGCGACTATGCCCGTTCCACCGACACTCCCGCAGGTCAAGGCTTTACCTATTCTGGATACTTCAACGGTGCAGATATTCGGCATTCTATTGAGTTGCCTGTCGCTGGAGAGCGAGGCGTGTTTATTGACGGATCGCAGTGGACACTGTCGTTTTGGGTTAAAGCAGGGGCAAGTGGAACATCAACCGTAAATCTCGGATGGGCCGATGGCGTATCAGCCAGTAGCTTGACCTACTGGGGGTCTGCTAAGAATTACTCCTACAGCACAGCATGGGAAAAGAAGACCATTACATTTACAGTGGGCGGCAGCATTACTGGCGCACATGCCGCCGTGCTGTTGTATATAGACGCAGTTGCAGGTCTTTATATTACAGGCGTACAACTAGAAGTAGGCGACACGGCTACCCCGTTCGAGCATCGCAGCTATGGGCAGGAACTGGCTTTGTGTCAGCGCTACTTTGAGAAGAATTTCAATGTATTTGATGCGCCTGTTGCGGGTTTAGCGTTGCCAGACAGGGTTAGTGGGATGGCTTATGCGGGTAGTGCGTACGGGTTTAATCTAAACTTTTCTGTAACAAAAAGGGGTCTCCCAACTATGGTTTATTATAGAGGGGATACCACAGGAATTGCTAGTTCTGGTACAGTGTGTAGATACACTGGGTCGGTCTGGGTAGAAGAAGCCATTTCTGGTGCTGGACGACAATCAACTCAGTTTATTGCCCAAGACGTTTCCACCAGTGGCCTTACGGTTGGCTACACATACCTCGTTCAAGTAGGGTTTACAGCAGATGCAGAGTTATAATCATGAATGATATGAACGTAACAGCAGCGCAGTACACGGTTGACACCTTGTCAGGTACTACTTCAGGCATCAAAGCAACCATTGACGGAACTGTAATGTCAGTCCCACTAGACCCAGCTAACCGTCACTACGCAGAGATCATGCGGCAGGTCGAGGCTGGTACTCTGGTAGTAGCTGCGGCTGAAACTCCCGAATGATGTCGTGTGGCCTGTTAAGCCGACTTGACGTGACGCAGTTGCTTTTCCGCGTTAAAAATGACAATATGCGCCCAACACATTGGAGCAGACAATGACAACTTTCACATACAGCAACCCCACCGTCGGTGGCTCCGAGGATACTTGGGGGACGACCTTGAACGCCAACTGGACGGCGCTCGGCAACTTTATTGGCACGCTGGATAGCGCGGAGCTTAGCACCTTGAGTGGAATGACTGAGCCGTTGGTTTCGGCGGTCGTTCCGTCTGGGGCAATTCTTCTTTGGTCGGGTTCTGTATCAAATATTCCGACGGGGTGGCGCATTTGTGACGGCGCAAACGGCACGCCAGATTTGCGAAATCGTTTTGTTGTCGGAGCAGGTAGTACATATGCGGTTGGCGCGACTGGCGGCGCAGACAGCGTCGCCCTGACCACAAGCCAGACGCCAAGCCACTCGCACACATTTAGCGGCACGACTAACACCACAGGCGCGCACACTCACACCGAACAAAACTACGACACAAATGGCAGCGGCGATGGTCCCGGACCGGGAGCGTCTTGCTGCGGTGGTGCAGTTGAGAATAGCGGGCTACAAACAATGTCAGCCGGCAGTCACAACCACACATTTAGCGGCACTACGAGCAGCGTCGGAAGCGGCCAGGCGCACGAGAACCGACCACCATATTATGCTTTGGCATATATTATGAGGTCGTAAAATGTCGCCTGAAGTAGAGCAAAGGCGGTATGAGATGTGCAAAAAATGTGACGATTTTATGTCGCTGACGAAACAGTGCAGACTGTGCATGTGCATTATGCCGCTTAAAGTAAAGTGGGCTGGGGCTACATGTCCGGCTGGCAAATGGGGGGCGAATCATAATGCCATTGGTCGAGATTAAGCCGCCTCCGGGCTTTGTGAACCACGGCACCGACCTTGAGAGCGAGGGCCGCTGGCGTGACGGCAGCCTAGTTCGCTGGCACGAGGGCAGCCTTCGGCCAGTCGCTGGTTGGGTTGACCGCGTAGGGACAGCGATTTACGCAGCCCCGCCGCGTGGCATGATTGCGTGGGATACTAATACCACGCGATGGATCGCGGCTGGCAGCTATAGTCACCTATACGCCACGACAGCTACGGGCATGACGACCGACATCACCCCGGTCGGCTACACGGCTGGCCTGCGTGACGCAGCAGTCAATACGGGCTACGGCGGCGGCCCCTTCGGGACTGGCTTCTATGGCCAGACACGGCCAGACCTCGGCAACTACTCTGAGGCCACGACGTGGTCTATGGATACGTGGGGCCAGTATCTGGTCGCCTGCGCGCCGACTGACGGTAAAATCTACGAGTGGCAACTTGACCCACTGGCGCCTGCGACCGCCGTGGCCAACGCTCCCGTGGACAACCTCGGCCTAGTGGTGACGGAGAACCGCTTCCTGTTTGCCCTCGGCGCTGGCGGCGATCCACGCAAGATCGCTTGGTCTGATTTTGAGGATAACACGACTTGGACGGCGTCCAGCACGAACCAAGCTGGCGACACGATCTTGCAATCTGCTGGTCAGATTGTGGCGGGCGCCCGTACTGAGGGGCAGACGCTAATCCTGACGGATCAGGACGCCCACCGTGCAGTCTACGTCGGCGCGCCATTTGTGTTCCAGTTTGACCGCGTGGGATCGTCCTGCGGCATTGTCGCGCGGAAGGCGCTGGCCGACACCCCTCGCGGCGTGATGTGGATGGGCCAGCGTGGCTTCTTTGCATACGACGGTTCAAGCGTGAACGAAATCCCGTGTTCCGTGACTGACCTTGTATTTGACGACATCAACCCGGCGCAAATGAGCAAGTGCTGGGCGGTCACCAATGGCCAGAACGGCGAAATTTGGTGGTTCTACCCGTCGTCAGCGAGCGATGACTGCGACAGCTATGTGGCGTTTGACTACACTGAAAACCACTGGCTGATCGGTAAGCTGTCACGCAGCTCTGGGTTTGACCGTGGCGTCTTCCGCTCGCCTATCTGGGCAAGCAAGGAAGGCCACATTTACAACCACGAGACTGGCTTCAACTACGACGGCTTGCCCGTATACGCTGAGACTGGCCCCTTCCGCATTGGTGCGGGCGATAATTTGGCGGTGATTACGAAAATGATCCCGGACGAGTTAAACCTTGGCGACGTCACGATGACGCTGAAGACGCGCCTATACCCGAATGCCGCTGAGACGGCGCACGGCCCCTACACGTTGACCAACCCGACTTCCGTGCGCGTGCAGGGTCGTCAGGTCAGGATGCGCTTGGACGCCAACACGCAGACGTCGTGGCGTGTCGGTAAGTTCAGATTTGATGTGAAGCAGGGCGGCGGCCGATGAGTGCCATCGCCCCGCCACCCGTCGGCCCCGATTGGAAAGTCTGGGCGCGCCAACTCTCGGCGTTCCTTTCGCGTTCGCTCGTGCGACTTCAGTTTAAGACGCAGAATGACACGGCGGCCGAAGACGGCGTCATGCTGTGGGACGGCGTATCTGGCTACCCTGTGGTGTCCAAGGACGGCGTTTGGCGTCAACTAGTGATGGCTGACGGTTATGCCGAATTTGTCAAGACGACCACCGTCACGGCGGCGGCGATCAACACCCCGTACGCTATTACGATGGACACGCCGCTGTTCGATAACGGTATCCACCTCGGCACACCCACGTCGCGCATTGTCTTCGACGAGGGCGGCGTCTACTTGCTTGCATTCTCGGCGCAAATTCTTGCCACAAGTGCCAACGCAATTGAGTTTAACTTCTGGCCGAGACTTGACGGCGCTGACGTTCCGTTCAACCGAATC